ATTACTAGGCTCAACAGAAGGTAATGGACTTACTGAGCTAGTCGTCAGATGGGGACAACCGAAAGACAAAGTCATCAAAACAATTGAATCCATAGACGAAGAACCAAAGGCCATTGAACAATGATCAACCACCCCCCCTTGTTCAACTGGTATACTCAGATCGACCCCCCACCTGCCCAACGCCGCGCGTGTATGCGACGTATAAGACAATATAAATAACCCCCTACCCAACAACAACATAGCCCACAGCAGATATGCCTACTCAAGAGATAGAACTATTGTATGTACCTAGGGATCAGTTTGTTCCGTTACATGAGACGGATAAGCGGTGGAAGGTGGTAGTTGCACATAGGCGTAGTGGTAAGACAGTCTCTTCGCTCAATGAGCTCATAAGGGGTGCGTTGCTTTGTACTAAGACTAGCCCGAGGTTTGCCTATATATCCCCCTATCGTACGCAGTCTAAGGCTATTGCGTGGACATACCTAAAGGACTTTACGGCCAACTTGCCTAACAGGCGTGTGAGTGAGTCTGAGTTGTATGTGGAGTTGCCTAGGGGTGCTAGGGTCACCTTGTACGGAGCGGATAACTCTGAGTCGCTTCGTGGTATTTACTTGGACGGGTGTGTGATAGACGAGCCTGCGGATATGGATCCTAATTTCTTTAGGGACGTTATACGTCCTGCTTTGTCTGACCGCTTTGGTTGGTGTTTGTGGATAGGTACGCCAAAAGGGCGCAATAGCTTCTTTACGTTGTACGACAACGCATGTTCCGATCCTGAGTACTTTACCATGTTCTTGCCTGCTAGTGTGTCTGGGCTACTTCCTCAGTTGGAGTTGGATTCGGCGTTAAAAGCGATGGGTAAGGAAAGCTATGAGCGTGAGTATGAATGTAGCTTTGCTGCAGCCATACCTGGTGCTATATATGGGGATGAGATAGCTAAGCTTAGGGCTAACAATCAGATTCAGGACTATGCGCCAGCAGCCAACCTACCGTTTGATACGTTTTGGGATGTGGGTGACTCGGACTATACCTGTATATGGCTTGTTCAGTTTGAGGGCAGGCATATTAACTTAGTGGACTATTATTCGGCAAATGGCCAAACTGTTGGGCATTATGCGAACCAAATCAAAAAGTGGGGTGAGGTCTACCAAACTGTTATCCGCACGAACTACCTTCCTCACGACGCAGATCATGTACGAAGGGGCGGTAGTTGGAAAACTGACCTTGCAGAAGCTGGACTCAGTAGAATCTCGATTGTTCCGAGAACACCTGACATCTGGCTTGGTATTAATGAGCTCCGCTCTATCCTACCACGGTGTTACATTCACAAGACCAACTGTAGTCGCCGCTTTGGTGACAAAGAGTCATCAGCTCCTAGCGGACTCGACTGTTTGGAATACTACCACAAGCGTGAAGAAACCGACCAGAATGTCATATATGAGAAACCTGTGCATGACGAGTTTAGTCATGGTGCGGACGCTTTGCGCACGATGTCTGAAGCGCATAGGTTGGGTATGTTAGAAGGTAGTAGCTTTGTAGCCCGTAATAGCAGGCATACGCCGATAAAGGTGTTGCGTGGTCCATCGGCTAATAGCTACAAGAGGAAATCAAAAGTTAAATCTATTCGCTAATGGCAACCAATCCTACGTCCAATACAGCTAACACTACGGTGTCTGATAGAACATCTAGTGGCATTAAGCCTGATGGCACACCAGCCGTAGGTACAGTGGCTAGTGGTAGCTCATCTGGCGTAACAAGTGTAAGTAGTGGTAGCTCTAACGTAACAGTGACTTCTACGGGAGGTGGCGGTACGGGAGACGTTCAGATTAGCGTATCAACTAGTGGCGGAGGTAGTACAACAGGAACGCAGATATTAGCTGGCGACGGGTCAGGTGGATTTCAAAATGTTTCTTTAACAGGTTTAAGTTATAACAATACAACCCACGTATTAAGCACTACTAACAATGGTAATGTTGTTGGACCTAGCACTGGAGCAACAGACGGAAACGTTCCTTTGTATGACGGTACAACAGGTAAGTTAATCAAGAATGGTCCTGCTCCTAACATAACGATTGCTGGTACATCTACAGCTTTAGGTGGAAGCATATCACAGGATACTATTACGGGATTAAGCGCTACAGCAGGTATAGTTAAACATACTAGTGCAGCTAACACTTTAGCCTTAGCTACGGCAGGTACGGACTATTCTGCTGGTACGTCAGCTTTAGCCACAGGAATAGTTAAGAGTACGACAAGCACGGGAGCTTTAAGCATAGCTACTAATACAGATGTTAGTAATACCTTTCCTACATCTAGTACTGCTAATCAAGTTTATGCTACGCCAAATGGAACAACAGGAGTTCCTACTCTTAGGTCTTTAGTTTCCGCAGATATACCATCATTAAACTATGTTGCTTCATCTGGCGGCACTGCTACAAACTTAACATTAGCTGGTACATTAAAAGACAGTAATTCAAGTAGTGCTGGTACTAGCGGACAGGTTCTGTCATCAACAGCAACTGGTACTAAATGGATAACTCCATCAAGTGGTGGCAATGTTACAGGAACAGGTACAAGCACATCTGGAAACTTTGCAGCATTTAATAACGGAAGTGCCACGGGTATCAACGATACAGGATATAGCCCTAGTTCTTTTATATCTGCAACAGCTACACAAACACCACATTACGTACTAGCTGGTCCTAGCAGTGGTAGCGCGGCAGCTCCAACATTCAGAGCTATAGTTCCATCAGACGTTCCTACTCTTAATCAAAATACTACGGGTACTGCTGCTAACGTCACAGGAGTAGTTGCTGTAGCAAATGGCGGAACAGGAACAGCAACTCCTTCGTTAGTAGCTGGTACAGGAATTAGCGTCACTGGTAGTTTCCCAAATCAAACAATTACCAACACTACACCAGCTTTGCCATCAGGTGGTTCTATTAGTCAGACAATATTAAAGAACTCATCTGGCGCAGGATGGTACACGGAACATTTTAACGTAAAAGTTTTTGGAGCTACTGGTGATGGAAGTACAGATGATCACACAGCGGTTAATAGTGCTATATCCGCGTTGAACTTAGCAGGCGGGGGAACGTTATATTTCCCTTATGGCACGTACAAAATGACGTCCGCTATAACAACGATTACAGTTCCATGCAGAGTAATTGGTGATGGCATTAATGCATCTACAATTAATCAAACATCAACAAGCGATGCTTTGGTAATTAGCACATCTAGTCAATGTATTGTACAAGACATAACTTTACAATGCACAAGTTCCTATAACGCATTAACACTAACTGCTCCATCTGGTGGTTTTAATTCCAGATCAATAATAAACAATGTTAATGTAGGCGGTACACCAGCAATAGGTTTCAATTTTAACGAAGCATTTGCCGTCGTTACCAACTGCACTGTCACAGGAGCTATTGGTATCAAGATGCAGAACCTTGTTAATCCTGACGAATCTGCGGGAATGATTACGCAATGTCAGATTAATACAAATGGTGGTACTGCTATAGCTTTGTACGCAGACGGAGTGCAAGTCATTGATAATTACTTTTATGATAATAACTATGCAGTGGAGATATTTGTTAACAACAGTACGGGCACATTATCAGATTTTTGGATTACAAATAATCACATAGAGTATTGCTTAATATCCGCTATACGTTTTAACAATACTAGTACTGGATCTGGAAACTATTTAGTTAACGTATTAATAAGTAATAATGAAATAGCTTGGAGTCCGCCATCAGGTGTATCATCAACGCCGACTTGTAACGGCGTGGATCAAAGTGGTACGTTAACTTCCATACAGTGGTTACAAGACTTTACCATTTCAGATAATGTATTTAATACCAATGTTGATAACATTCGTCTGACATACGCATCCAACGGAACAATCGTTGGTAATGCAATGAACACATGTACTAATGGTATTTATTTAGATACCAATACATCTAACATTGTAGCTAAAGATAATTTAATTGTTAACGCTACTACGGCGGCTACAGATAATGGTAGTAGCAATTTAGTAGGTAATGATGTTGGTTACACAAGTGTTCCCACTTTAACGGGTGGTAGTGCTACTGAAACTAAATATCTATCTGTAACACAATCTGTGCTTGGTAAGAAACCAGATGGTGTAAGCGCACAAGTTACTTCTGATCCTACAGTGGGATGTTACTACAACTGGGATGATAGCGGTAATAGTAAAACCCAAGTGGCTATTGTATTCTTTAAATACTCTGGTGGAAACTTATCTTCTGGAGCTGTACGTTATACCTTAAGATGCGGTCCATGAGTCCTTACGAAACCATAGCTCAAAAGTATTTTGATAATCCACAAGAAGCTCCGTTTGGAGATTACGTAGAATGGTTTTTAAGAAACGGCTATGTCTTTAGTACGCCAGAATACTTTGTAATGGGTAAGAACTGCCGACGTAACGCCCCAGAAGAACATATTTGCGACTGCACCCACGTATTTGACGAGAACAATAGCGATTGCTGGTATGTCTTTGCTATGGCTGGCGATATAGGTAAATGCCTTACTGCCATGCCTTACCCCCTTCCTTGGCTGGCATTTGAACGTCTTATTGACAATAAACGTGAGCTTAGATTCTATCAAACCGCAGATATTAAACGATTAACCGATTTTAACTAATTATTTTATGGGCGGAGGTAATCCACAACAAGCAATACAAGCAGCACCCACACCAGTGACGGCTCCGCCTGTAACCACATCTTCAGCAGAAGTAATCCAGGCTCAACAAGACCTAGCTCAGCAGAACCTTATGAAGAAGTCTATTAAGAAGACTGTATTTGCAGGTGACACTGGCGGTTACAAAGGTATGCCTTCTTCTGGAACTCCTGCCCCAACCCCAACAGCTCCTAAGCTGGGTTAATATATGGCCGATCTACTAGCTAACGAACAGCTAAACAAATACGAATCAGCAAGATCCAAAAGGTCGGCTATATTCGATTCTGATTGGCAAACAATTTCTCAATACTTTTTACCACAAGAGTCGGACATCAATGTTACCAAAACAGAAGGTATCACAGGCTGGACCGACCGCATTTTTGACACTACAGCTATACAGGCAGCACAAACAATGGCTGCTGGTCAGCGTAATTGGCTAACACCTAGTAGCGAACCTTGGGCTCAATTTGAACCACCAGAGTCCATGCGTACGGGTGGAGATGACGCTGCTATATGGCTAGGCAAGGCTTCAGACATTACCATGCAGGAGTTAGCACGTTCTAACTTCTATTCGGTAATGAACATAGCCTACCTACACGTAGGTATCTTTGGTACTGACTGTATATTCTGCGAAGAGGGTAAAGCAGCAGCCCTAAACTTCCGTAACACCAAAGTAGGTACATACACCATTGAAGAGAACGACGAGGGTGTAGTTGATACAGTAAGGCGTGAATTTAAATTAACAGGTAGACAAGCTATACAAATGTTTGGTGAGGATGCCTTGCCCGACAAGATGCGTACAGCTATCAAAGGTAAAGGACAGGACAGAAACTTTGACTTTGTTCATGCAGTATTCCCTCGTGAAGATAGCCAGCGTTTACCTAACCGCGAAGATGGTGCTAATAAGCCTATAGCTTCCGTATACATATCAAAAGACTTTAGAGAATGCGTTAGTGTTTCAGGATACGACGAAATGCCTTACCTTGTAAGCCGTTTTGCTAAGTGGGGTACAGATAGCCCTTGGGGATATTCACCTGCGTATCTAGCCCTTCCTGACGTACGCCAAGTTAACTATATAACAGAATACTTAGACTCATTAGCAGAACTTCACGCCGTACCTCGCGTTATAGTTCCATCCAACCTTGAAGGCGATGTTGACCTAAGAGCTGGTGGTATAACGACTTGGGATAGTAATGACCCTAATGGTAAGCCTATGGAATGGGCATCAGTAGGCGATTATAAACTAGGTATGGAGTTAGTTAACTCTAAGAAGGAGATGATCAATGATGCCTTTTTTGTTAATATGTTCAAGATGCTTGCGTCCGATCCTTTGTTAGACAAGCGTATGACCGCTTATGAAATCTCACAAAGACTCGCTGAAAAGCTTGAACAATTCACACCAGTATTTGATCGAAGGGTCACTGAGTTCCTCAACCCTCTACTTCGTAGAGTTTTTGGTATTCTGTACCGTGCAGGCAAGTTTGGTACTCCTCCCGATTCTCTTCTTGTAGATTCAGGCAACAACAAACGTGGTCTAGCTTTACCAGAGATCACAATTACCAGCCGTATCAGTCTTGCTCTTAAAGCCCTACAGAATCGTGGCATTGAGCAGACTTTCCAATTTTTACAGCAACTAATAGCAGTTAAGCCAGAGGTTGCTGACAACTTTGATATGGATAAGATCGTACGCGACTATTCACGTAACGCAGGTATGTCTGCGGAATTATTGCGCGATATGAGATCCATGATGATTTTACGTCAACAACGCATGAAGTTACAGCAGCAACAACAAGCCTTACAAGCCGCCGAACAGCTTGGCAAAGCAAGCAAGGGATTAGGCGGTGCGCCTGATTTCGTGCAAGATGCAGCTAAGAACGCAATGCAACCACAACCTCAATGACCAAAACATTAGATACTGAATTACCCGATTCCTTAGTAACAGCTCGTGTAGAACATGGTCGTATAGCAAATGCTTTTGTACAAGTGTTTGGTATGCCAGGCTACAGATCAGAAGCTCAGTCTATTGTCCTTGACCACCTAGATAAGTGTGCAGGCGATGATGGTAATTGTTTTCGTTTTGGTGAAGCCAGAGACGGCATAGCTATGATAGCTGCTGGTATACATCGAGACGGAGCACAATCAGTTTTAAAGATTATTAAAAGGCAACTAGAGCTTTCTACAAAAGTTCGGGAGCCAAAGCCACAACCCATAACTAAAAGGTAAATATGTCAGATGCCACAAAAAGTTCTCCATTTGAATTAATGGAGGATGGTAAAATCGTCAGAAACTATAAAGGTAAGCAAACGGTTCTTGGTCATTACGACGAAGAAGCTAAGCATCTTGAATTTGAGAATAAAGAAACCTCAATCAAGTATCGCTCACAAATATTAACAGTCATTGGTGCAGACGGAGAAGGTACACATACTTCTGGCCGTACTATCCGCACGATGAGCGTTAAAGGAGAAAAAAGAGATGAGCCTAAGGCTAACATCCCACCACGTCCAAAGATGGATCCAAACTTGGGTGATGCTACACCAGCTCTTGTTGAGTGGTTATTTAAGTATTATCCAAAGGATGCCTATATTCGTTATGGCGTTAAGCTAGACAGTAAAGGTGAACCTGTACGTGCTGCTGTTCGTCGCAAATTAGTAGAAATAGTAGATAACCGTAACTCAGACGACGACAACCTAGAGGAGATTAAAGTTGGTGCTAAGTCATGGACTAAAGGACCAATTACTCAGGGTGCGCGTATTATTAGCCAAGAGGACGGCATTATAGCTTCCCGTGCTACACATATGACATTCTTATCTGAAGAAGCAGTTAACTATCAACCTGGAGTAGAAGGAGACGAAGACTTATGAGCGACGACAAACGCGATTTTATAGATCAAGCAGCAATTAAAGCTATGGTAGCTTTCCGTGAAAAGTATGACTTTTCTCGTGAGCAAGACTACAAGGACTGTAGCTCAATGGCTTTTCAATTAGCATACGCTATGTTTGCAGAACGTGAAGAGCGTTATTCTAAAGAACCTATTACCCAATCCCAAACTGACTAATCATGTTTCCACATTCGCCACTATTTGATTCAATTACGGGAATAGAACCAGCAGGCGGAGGATCAGCTCCAGCGTTAGACCTAGCTCCTACCCCTATTGAGGCAAATACGCCTTCTACACAAGCATCTACGGCATCTGCGGTTAAAGAGCCATATTACAAAACTCTTATTAACGCCGATGGTACATTAAACCATAAAGCGTTAGATAATCTACCTGATCATTTAGCAGCTTTAAAACCTACATTAGCCCGTCAAAAGAGCTTAGATGATGTGTTTACCGTAATGGGTAATCAACAGACTTTAGTAGGTAAAAAAGCTTTAGGACCACTCCCAACAAATGCTACACCAGAAATGGTAGCAGAACGTAAGGGCTTATTGGATTCTATTAACGGCGTACCAAAAGACCCTAAGGACTATGGTATAGTTAAGCCTGAAAATATATCTAACGAGCTTTGGAATGATGGTCTAGCTAAGGGTGCAGCAGAAATAGCTCACAAGTATTCCGCACCTCCAGCTATGCTTAAGGACTTAGTTGCTTTACAGACAGCAGAGTTGCAGAAGCAATTACTAGCTCAGCAAGATTATGAACGTGCTTTTTTTGCTAAACAGCAAGATAACCTTGTGCAGACCTTAAAGCTTGAGAATATACCTTTAACTAAGGCTCAAGAGTTAGCTGAACGTGGAGCTCAAAAGCTTGGACTTGATTTACAGAATCCCGACGTCCAAACCCTTATGAAGAACAGTAATGTCTTCCTAATGGCTATGAGACATGCTCTATCCACATCTGAGGACAAGTTTGTATCAGGTGAGGCTAAGAACAGCCTAGGTGGCGACCCTGCGGCATTAGCTAAAGACGCTACATCTAACAAAGCTAACCCCTTATATGCACCTTATTGGGATGCTCAACATCCTCAAAACAAGATGGCTAAGGAAACTGTCAACCAATGGCGTAAGCTAGCAGCAGCAAAAGCTAAATGAAAATAAAAGTTCCACGCCCATTAGGCGACAAACTGATAGCTAGACCCGTAGAAGAGACCAACAAGCAAGGGATGTTAATTATCCCACCTAATTACCGCCAAGACCTTCGTACGCACTTTAGATGTGTAGTAGTGGGTTCTGGTCCTAAATCTGAATCTATTGCCCCTGTAGGAAGCATAATCCATGTATCCGAGTCATGGGGTGAGAAATTTATTTATCAAGGTAATCAGTTCATCTGTGGTCGTTTACGAGACATCAATGGTGTAATAAGCGGAGAGGCATTGACAATACCTGAGCATCTCCTAAGTTAGCCCTCGTCCCCCAACTTATAAAACATCATGGCCGTAAATACAGCATTCTCACCAAACCCAGACCTAGTAGCACAAGTTACAGGATCAGGAGTCCCAGCACCAGGCGCAGGTACAACAGGTTTAGCACCTACCTACGCATCATCTATCGAGCTTGCACCAACCCTGCAATACTCACGTTTCGTAGCAATTAACACAACTTCAGCAGTAGGCAATGCTACCATTACGGCAGCATACGTCCCACAGGCAGGAGCTCGTTTAGTTATACAGATCAATAATGATGCTTCTGGCGTACGTACAATTACCTTTTCAACAGGTTTCCGTGCAACAGGAACAGTAGTAGGAACAGCTTCTAAAGCTATTCTTGTCTCATTCTGTTCAGACGGAACAACTTGGAATGAAGCAAGTCGTACAACAGCACTATAATTTGTTCTCATAGTTCCTCATAACTAAGCACTTGACTTAATCGTCAGGTGCTTTTTTTATGCCCACAGACGAACAGAGGATAACCAGCGTAAGCTGACCCGATCATTTGTCGAACAATAGTGTTCGATGATCGATCCCGTACGGGACAACCGAGGAGCGAACGTACAACCAACGTACGGCTTCTGCCGTGCATTAACTCAATAATTCCTTACTCTCATGGCTGGTGCAATATTCTCACTACCTCCCCATTACGAGACGGCGTTCGATGATAACTGGCGCGAAATTATGGCGCAGCAAACCGATCACCGCCTTGCAGGGATGTATATGTCCGACAATGTAAACGGTAATCAAAAACGCTACGATCAGATTGGTGACCAATCTTATGCAATGCGTCAGATTACAGCTCGTGCTCAAAAGAGCGAACCTTCCGATATTCCAACATTCTTCCGTTGGGTACGTCCTCGTCCTTATGACAAGACGACATGGATCGACTACTTTGATCATATCCTCCTTGGTCAGCTTCCTGACCCACAAAGCCCAACAGCTAAACAACACGCTATTGCGGCTAACCGTCAAAAAGACATCATTGCTATCAATGCTCTCTTAGGTACTAACTACACTGGTGCACAAGGAACAACAGCTACAACGCTGCCATCCTCGCAAACAGTTGGCGTAACCTACGGTTCAGGATCTGCTAACTCAGGTCTACAACTTGCTAAGTTAACACAGGCTTCATACATTCTTGACTCAAATGACGTCAAAGAAGAAGGCCGTGTATTCGTATACTCAGCAAAAGAATTAAACAACTTAATCACAAACGTAGATCAAGTTAACTCAGTTCTTTATAATGACGTACGCGCACTACGTGATGGTACAATCCGTGATTTCATGGGCTTCCATTTTGTACGTACCCAGTTGGTTCCTTTCCAATCTGGTTCATCCACAATCCGTACCTGCGTTGCTTACCAAAAAGATTTCCTCTTAATGGGTATCGGCGAAGATGTACGCACACACATCGACATTCTACCAATGCAAAGTCATGCAATCCAAGTTCGCACTGCGCTCTTAATGGATGCGACTCGTATGGAAGAAAAGGGTGTAGTCCAAGTAAATTGCGACGAATCCGTTTAACCCTTAACATAGGAGATAACTAACATGGCTATCTGGTACACAGACGTAGCAACAAATCAGCAACAAGGCGTAAACTTCCCAGGCCAATCAGGTCTTGGAATGTTAACTCCTCAACCTGGCACACAAAACAATCCAACGCTTGAAGGTCTAAGCAAAATCACAGCTGTCTACACAATGACAGGTAATGAAGCTGCTGGCGACATCATCAACATTGCATTGTTAAACTCGGGTCAATCTCTTGACCCTAACGGTCATATTTCAACAGGTGCAACAGCTCCTGGTGCGACATTTACCGTAGCAGTAGGCGATAACGATCAAGGTTTAGTAACAACTTTACCTATCGTAAATCCAATGGTCCTTCCAAATACGAACGTCGTAATCCAAGCTCCAACTTGGGTATCAGGCACTTCGTATGCAGTAGGTGCAGTAGTATTAGATGCAACAGCTACTCCAGCTTATGCAACATATACATGTATCTCTGCCGTAAGTGGTTCGACTGCTCCTCACTCAGATTCAACTCACTGGGTTGCTAATAGCTCACGCTATTCAACTGCTGTCAGCATTGCATCAGCTAACGCTAATGTTTCTGCTAACGGTGGTAATCTGAACGGTCAGACAAACTACTACGTATCAGAAGACTGCTGGTTACAGGCTTTAGTATCTACTCTGGTCACTCCAGCAGCAGGTGCTACAATCGCCTTCCGCTTCGATACAATCGCCAATAACTAATTGGGTTAGTGGTTTGACGTAATTAAAACCTGCCCCATAGTTGCGTTGTGGCGACGTAGCTATGGGGTTTTTCTCTTTCCATGTTTTCAACATTATCACCGACAGACATTGCGAACTTAGCCTTATCCAAGATAGGAGCTCAGGCTATTCAGTCATTAACTGATTTGAGCAATGCTTCGGCTATTGCTTGTAACAATAATTATCAGCTTGCATTTGAGACGGTAGCTCGTGCAACACGCTGGAATTGCTTAGTTAGAACGGCCGTATTAACGGAAGTGCCACAAGAACCTCTACCGCAGCAAGGAGGCACACCTGTATCTATTCCTTGGGCTCCTTATACATCATACGCAGCAAACGTATACCTATCGTATGGTAACGCTATTTATACCACTGAGTACGCATACACATCCACGGGTAATTTTACTAATGACCTCACTACGGGTGCTCTTGTACAAGCGGACTACCCAGATTACAACGCGTTCGGAGGCTACCCAAGTTCCGCCACTTATCCTTCTGGTTGGCCTTATGCTTTCGCTTTGCCTACTGACTTTATATTACTTGATTCAATAAATGCCAATACTGACGAAGATTATGGATATGGTAATATGGGCTCAGATGAGTATGAGATCATGGGTCAGTTTATTTATACGAACACTCAACAGACATCTATTAAGTACGTATCAAACGATCAGGATACGACTAGATGGGATCCTTTATTTGCAGACTGTGTTACATACAAGCTAGCATCAATGATTGCTACGCCTTTACGTCAAGATGGCGGACAAACAGAAGCTTCTATGCTTGCTATTTACAAACAAGCGTTGGGACAAGCTATCACTAAGAACGCTGGCGAAAAGATGCCAAATCGTTTCCAACCAATCAATTCATCACGCTTTGTAGCATCACGTTGGTATTTTACAAATGGCTAAAACAATTGACAGCCAAGTTAGCTTCACTGGCGGTGAGTTTAGTCCTAGACTAGACGCACGTATAGATCAGGAGAAGTATCGTTCAGCGAGCCGTCATATACAGAATATGATCCCTTTAAAACAGGGGCCATTAACACGTAGACCTGGCACGCAGTACATTGATGCCTGTAAAACGGGCAATACACCAACGCAAGAATACGGCGTTAGGCTTATTAAGTTTATCTATAGCCCTAGCACTACTTTTATACTTGAGGTAGGGCATCAGTACATTCGTTTCTATTCTAACGGACAACAGGTCAATATAACGTCAGCTCCTACGTATGCTACATTTACTAACTATCCAGCAGGACAGTTTGTTACTTATAGCGGACTATTTTATTATAACACAGTTGTAGGTAATTCAGGCTCTGGTAATCCTGCATCAGATTATCCACGTTGGATACAACAAAGCATATTAGAAGTACCTACGCCTTATAACGCGGAATACCCAGCAGGTGGTAATAACTGGTCTACAGACATATGGCAGTTACAAGTATGTCAGATTAATGACGTGATGTATTTCACGCATCCCAATTACCCTGTTTATAAGCTTACACGCATAACAGATACTAATTGGACATTCCAACAGGTACAGTTCTTAACTCCTGCGTTATTAGATCAAAATGCGACTAATACTACGCTTACATGTAGCAGTAATACAGGATCAATAAATATAACGGCTAATGCGCCAGCTTGGGTAACGGGCAATTATTATACGGCAGGCAATAGCGTTTTAGATACGGGTGTTATCTATAACTGCGTGGTAAGCCATGTATCCAGCGTATTTGCTTCAGATTTGGCTTTAGGTTATTGGGTAGCAGTAAACATATTTAATTCACAACACGTAAACAGTTATTGGCAAATAGCGTCTTTACGTTCCTCAGCAACAGTTGAAGTAGATGCTCCGTCTACGTCATTAGCTTTTGCTACAGGACCTTCTAACCCTATACAGTCTTTAGGTAATTGGGAAGTACACACGTATGGCGTATGGAGTGCTACCTTTGCTATAGAAAGATCTTTAGATGGCGGTGTTACTTGGGACGCAGTACGTACCATAACAGGGAAGCAAGATAGGAACGTAGATATTACAGGTACGGCTGAAGTTACAGGACTTTACCGCATTAATGTATTACAATCTGCTAATCCTACAACTCCTGGTGCTTCTGTACCACGTATCGTATTTGAATGCGTAGATGCGTATTTGTACGGATTAGTACAGATTACGGCGGTAACAGATGGTTACCATGCTACAGCACAAGTAATACAAGAGCTTTACGATAATGCTCCTTTAGCTCCAACGTGGAGTGTAAGCACAAGCTATTCGGCTGGAAACGTAG